TTTCGTTCGTCGGCGTGGTAAGTACCAAAAGTAGCCTGGCTAAAATTCCCATATTGCTTGCCGACCAAACGCGGGTCACCAGAAGCGCGTCCATGATCCTGCCCGCGTTGCCCGGTGTAAGTGCGAAATTCAAATACACCCGGTGCTGTTCGTACCACGTCAAAGCCAAGCCACACATTATTGGTTTCTTGCGCGACTTCGCAAAGTTCCTGCAAAGTGGTCAATACATTTCGATAAGCGAATGCCTTAGTGATACTTGCACCAGCAGCACCAAGATCGGGCGCNACTGCCAGNTTCTGNCTGTCNGCANCNGCAAGACCTCCAAGTTGCTCGCGAACAATTGCCTTCATCATATCATCTGGAATTGCGGTTTTTTCCGCTTGCGCACTGGTAGACTTGGCAATTACAACCGCCGTATCCAATAGCCAGTTCGCGTCGTTACGCNATCANGCGGATGTACTCCGCNCCATCATTATCAGTCCAGAATTCCCAGTCTTGCAGAAAATATGCGGTCTCGTTCTGTAGCTCCAGCACGCCGCCCTTCTCGCGCCACACCTCGAATATATCGCCTACGCTAAACTGATCATAAGCCATCAGCTCTCGCGGCATATTAATAACCAACGCGCCAATTGCATTCTGAGTTTTGACATATTCCAAACTGGTGAATGCCTGAATAATGCCCTTTCTTACACCTTCGTGCGTATACCAAACAGCCTCGTATCTCATTGCAGCAGCGCCCCGTCAAGCCCCCAAAACTTCGGCGTCCAAACGATAGACGCGCCTGTCGCCGATGTAGTGTTATCCATAAACAGTGAAATATAGTTAGCACCCGGACTAACGTAGAAGTCGCCATAATCAGAGCCCGGGATGATATAGCGCATCAGGTTTCCCCTGCCAGACCATCCGCTTCTAAAGCTCAAATTCAATGGGTCGAAGTTCAGGCTTATCCATTCGCCGGCTTGCAGTGTTAGCCCGTCAAACATAACGGACTTGCCGGTGCGATAATTTGTAATTGACTTCAATGTGCCCGGTCCAGTGACGCTAATGACCGGATAAGTGTTCGCGCTTGCCGATGCCACATTCAGGTTGAGCGCGACTATACCCGTTTTTGCGTTTTCACCGGATGAACCAGCGGTTGAGAACGCGCCGCCGATATAGAGCGAGCCGTCTGAAGCGGGTAGAATGGAATAGACTTCCGCAGACCCCGGCAGGTCAATGTCAAGCGGTTGCCATGATCCGTTAGACCAAACCGCAACGCGGTCCGTGAGAATTAGTCCGCCTGCGGAAGTAAATGAGCCGGCAGCATAAACCTTGCCGGAATTGACAGTGATTCCATAAACTATTCCATTCGTGCCAATTCCAAGTGGTTCCCATTGACTTCCATTCCAACGTGCAATATAATCAGCGTTAGCAATCCCGCCGGCATTGATAAAATTACCGCCTACATAAAGATAACCAGTTGCGCCAAAAGCAAGCGTTCTAACCCANGAACTTAATTCAACTGTTCCTACTCGATTAAAAGCCGTGCCATCCCAATAACAAAGATAGTCACCATCCGTTCCGTCCGCCGCAGTAAAAGTACCGCCGATATACAAATCTCCATTAGGAGCAAAGGCAAGAGCGTATACGGGGTAATTTAGACCGGCAGTTCCAACTGGCTTCCAATTGCCTGCTGTTGTGTTATAATAAGCAATAAAATTACAGTTAGTGTCACCGCCAAAAGAAGTAAAATTGCCTCCAATATAGATGGTTCCACTTGGGCTTATAGCAATTGTATTTACCGCCCCGGATGTTCCATTTCCTAAAGCAGTCCAGTTTGTTCCGTCCCATTTTGCAAAATTATCAGCATTGTCTACACCCGCAAGGTCGGTAAAGTTACCGCCAACATACAAATTGCCGTTAGCATCAAATATCATAGCTGTAATGTATTCTATAATTGCGCCAGATCCGGGCGCGCCAACCGCTTCCCACTTTTCTGTGACTGGGTTCCAGCGTGCAATATAATCTGCATTAGCTATGCCACCTGCGTCTGTAAACTGTCCACCAACATAAATTTTTCCATCCGGCCCTTCAGCCATACAATAGACCGTGCCGTTCAACCCCGTGATCAAACTTTCGTAAGCCGTACCGTTCCACTTGCACCAGTTGCCGTTCGGGTCGCGCTTGACGATATATTCCGCAGGGAAGTCGGCGTACAAATCAAGCTCTTTGCCTTCGTTGTATGCGCCCTGAAACAAGCCGCTGGGGATAGTGAAATTCAACATTTCTCGTTGATATACGGGCATGTCGGGAATGTCAAGATGACTCGGTTGAAACACGCAATGAATGTCAACAGGATTGGTGGCTTCTTTTCCATTAGCGTCAAAACCCTGGTAGCGGATAATGCGCGTTTGCCCTTCGGCTAAATCAGGACGCAAGGCGTCCAGAATAATCTTGCGGTTTGCCTGCAAGTCTCCCTGATTGTCTCCAGAATAGGCAAGCACCAGTGTAAAGTTCCTGCTCTTACGAATGTGCGTTTGGTACATATCACCGCCTGAAGTCATCTTGGTCATGATCTGATTCCAATCGCCCATGCCTAAGCCATAAGAGGTTATCACTTTGGCATAATCATTGATGCAGATTAATTCACCGCCGGCCGCCGTTGTGCCCGGTCTGTATGAAGACGAATTGCGCGGCAAGCCAAGCCATCTGCAGCCAGTTTCATATCCGTGAATGAGAGTGGTAGCCTTTGAAGCCTGTTCGAATTGCACGCCGTCTACATAAAACGGCAACGTAGAAGCAACTGCGTCACGGACTACATAGACACGATAGGTTGTTACTGTTTCTACAACTGGGAAGCTGACTGATACGCGCTGCCAATAACCAGTCGCCGCGAAGGTGGTGGTTTTCTTTGGAGTACCGCTTGAATTGGCAATATATATCCGCATATTCTGCCCTTGCACGCCCAGTACATCACAGCTAAATGTATAAGTTAAGCCATTGGTTACGCTTAGGCTGGGATAATAAGCGCCGCTTGCTATGCCTGAAGCCGGGTTGACTTTCATCGAATACGCGCCGCGCCGTTGCTTGTCTCCCGTTAAAGCAATGGTAACCCCAGCACCAGAAGCCGCCCAATCTTCAACTCCATCAGGCGTGTCAAAGCGCGGGTTCTTGATTTGATTTGTACCCTCTGCAGGCACTACAACCCAATACTTCATTTGTTCCAACTTAGGTGCTGTCATCCGTTCCATGCCTCCATCAATTCAAACGCCATCTTCACATCCATCGGGTTGGCAGTCGTTGGCATAACTAAATTATAGGTATTGCCAGTTTTTCCGTTGCCGCCTAACAGCTCCAATAACTTATCGTTCGATATTACTTGCCCGCTCTCATTTGGCATAAATAGTTCCATTCCCCGCTCTCCAACAATGTAAGGCGTGCCCGCGTCTACATTGCCGCCGGACGCGCGTGTGCCTTCGCCGTATGTCGGCCCCGCGTAATTCTCATACGGATCGTAATTTCCGTAAGTTTCATAATAAGTTCTTACAAACACACGCTGCTCTTTGTCAAGCAGAACGTATTGCTCTAACAAGTCGAAAGTGGCAAACGCGGCGGTAGCGTCTACGGTTACGTTGCCGGTCTTTTCGTCAATCTCCAACCCGTTGATTGTGTCAATTGCATTGCCATACGCGGCCATTGCCGCCCTTGCACCCTCTTCGGACATGTAGCCCATGTCAATTGCCATCTGCATATAAGCACCAAGCTCGGCTTGCGTAACACCCCCAACGGCGATAGTAGCCTGGAACATGTCCAGCGTGACGCGGTCTGCAAGCTCTTTCATGGAGCCTTTTAGCTCTTCAACCTTTGTTTTAGCCTCTACATATTTTTCGGAGCCAATTGGCTCTTCCGCCATGATTTTTTCTTGCGCCGTAATTTCTTCAAGAATGTCGGTATAATCATAGGCTAAGTCAATGATACCTTCGTAATTGCCTTCAAGCGAGGTGATATTTTCAAGTTCGGCGTTCATCTTGGCTTGCGCTTCGGCAGCTTCAANNGCGGCNTCAGCCGCCANTAAGGCGGATTCTGATAGCCCGGATTCAGCNTCTGACAAATCTTCGGTNGAGCTTGCCGTTGATTCTGAAGTAACGCCTAACATTGCAAGATGGTATTCTAAAAANNCAACGGTCTCGTCGGTAGTTTTTGTGCGATCATAAGCTTGCTTCATCGCATCGTTGTATTGGTCTTTTGTAATTTTCCCAGCTTCAAGCGCGGCTTTTGCTACATCGTTAAATTGTTCTCGCAATGCTGAAATGGAATTGCTTTCATTGATCTGATTAAACACTTCAGTAATGACAGGCAGCACCTCTCTGCCGAGTGTGTTCTTTAATCCAGTCCACGAATCACCAAGCTCGTCCACCGCATCTTTATACGCTTTCGCGTCATCGGCAGCCTGCTGTGTTACTACCAAACTGTCTGATATACTTTCCGTTGCGTCACGAATGGCGTCCCCGCCTGCCAGTAGGAATGGCATCATGTCGGCATAGGATTTGCCAAATATCTCGCTTGCCTTTGCCGCACGAGTGGCAGGGTCTTGTATTGCCAGTAGTTCATCAGATAATGCCGCAAGGTTATCAATCGTTGGCGTGAAGCCGTTCTTGAGCGCCATTTCCATTGAGCGCTGCATAACTTCTATTGGCACGCGGAAGTCATCAGCCGCTTGCACAATCCTGCTCATTTCTTCGGTAGTTATGCCTGCCATATCTGCAGTAAGCCGCATAGTGTCAGCATAATCAGCCCAATCGCCGATAGAATCAACCAGTATCTGCCCAGCTTTATAAACAGCAGTGGCAAGTGTAGCCGTGCCAATAATCTGCTTGCCCAATTCTTTGCCAAAGCCCTGCAAAGAGGTTTTAGCGCCGCCAAGCCCTTTGTTGAGCGGGTCTGTATTTACGCCAATCGTAGCGAAAAGCGATGCGATATTAATTCCCATTAGTTACCTCTATTGCGTTTCTTTGCCATGTAACCGCGCGCCTTTGCCTTGCCGTCCCGAATCTGCAACCAATCGTTCCAGTCCTTAACCGAGAGCGCGTCTACCTGGTCGAGCGTCCAGCCGGTTTCCTGCACCAGTTCCCAGCGCCAGTACTCATGCGGCATGGAATCTGCCATGCCAATCATACCCAGGTAGACACGCCCGCTTAGTTTTTTGATTCGTCAAAACTGGTTTCTTTGCGAAACGACTCCCAAATGCCTAATGCCACTTTGCGATAGTCGAGCGGATTCAATCCCGCAAGTTCGTCAGCCGTCATGCCAATTAGCTTGCCAACGACAATATCGTTAGTTTCAACGTCGGTTTCTTTATCGAGCAGCATCCGCCATTCCTTTTGTGTTATGGCGCTCCAGTCGTACTCAATCTTTGCTCCGTTAGAAAGTTCGACCATCGTTAGCTCCAAGCNCCGTTACTCTGGAAGGTGCAATTGACNGTCACNACNTCCGCATAAGGNGTGTCGAATGTTGCCCCCATCGAAATAGCCGNGTANGCTTTGCTNANCTTGCCNNTTGCCGTGCCTTCTGGCGCTACGGTCAAAGTGCCTTGTACTCCGGCTGCCAANGCCGCATATAAGGCAGTTCCGCCAGTGGGGAATAGACCAGAATAGTCAATAGTCGCGCTCTTGATGGTGGGAATGTAGGTTTTGTGAGTGTCAGATCCAGCGGTCGTTTCGGCTGTATCCGTGTTTTCCTTGATTGAGACGCTGCGATAATCGCCAGACAGATTGATAGTTCCAGCGCTTGATGCCCAATTGATGTAAGCATCTTTTCCAGTAATGTTATTTTCAGCCATTGTGTTTTATCCTCCGATAAATGATTAGTCAAGTCTCACGCGGTAGTAAGCCCCGCAAGACCATGTGGTTTTGCCTGCCTCGTCAATTTCTGGCAGGACGATTGATTCTTCGCGTGCCAGCCAGTAGTTATCCCAACTGGTCATGCTTAGTTCCGTTTCTAATAATTCAGCCGCATAGCCGTCAAGCTGCGCAGCCTTCTTCGCGTCGGCGGCGTAAGCCCGCACATAGATCACCGCGTTCACACTCTCGCGCGGCGTCATGTTCTCATGCCCGCCTGCTACATAGCTCCATATCACATAAGGGAGTGCCTTGCCTTCGGGTGCTACGCCATGATAGATACAAGTGCCACCGAGCGCGGTAGTAAGCGCCGTCCCAGCAGACAGTTTAGAATAGATTGCCGTGTTCAATGCGTTAATATGCGAGGTCATTTCTGAATCAGACCATCCTTAATCCGCTGCTCAAGCAGCTTTGTTTCTGCTTCAACCGCCGGGGTTAGATAAGGTTGTGCTGCCATTTTATAAGTACCAAGTTCCACATAAGCGGCGTATTCCTGATTAAATTCCACGTTAGAATAACCGCGTCCATCTGTTACCTGGCTATTATTCCGAAGTGCACCCGTCCTAATTGGCGCGCGCATGCGAGCTTCACCCAGAATATGTGCAGCAGCCGCCCTGATAATCTTGTCGCGGTTGCCTGGCAACTTTGCGATAATCTCGTCCAGCTTCTTGGTGTCNACTCTTACGCTAACGCTCATTCGACCCGCTCCAATTCAGCGCGCTTCACCGCCTGCCAACTTTGCCCCTCATTCAAACTTTTTACCGCCCATGTATAATCGCCCGATTTTACGCGGTTAGTGGTAGAAATAGGCGTGTTATAGGGCAAGCTTAGTACAGCCTTGTTATAGGGCTGAATCGCCCCGCCTGTAAGCAATTCGCTGCCAGTACGATAATCAATGCGGCAATGCACATTCGCGGTTGCCGTGCCCCACGCCTCGGTAAATCCGCCCTCACTGTCGGCGGTATAAGTCACGCTCAGAATATCACAAACATCGGGCAACAGGTCTTCAATATCCGCCCGCATCTGCATTAGTTCACGCGCGGTCAAGCCTATCCCCATATGTCATCCCTCACAATCTTCGCGGTTGTAATGCCTTCACTCGCACTGCGCTGCTGATAGTAGTTTGCCATTGCCAGGTATTGCTGCGCCTGCTGACTGCGCTTGACAGAATGCCCATCGGTGCTGAAATCCACCAGCCCTGCCACATGCGATGCCTTCATGCGCCATATATCAGCCGCAGCCGCGTCAAGATCATAAGCGAACCCGCTCCACCAGTAGACTTTAGCGGCCTGGTCGGTTGCGAAAGTTGCCACGCCGCGCGCATAATCCATCGTGTATCCGCTTACTGTTCCGGAAGTGTCCTCGATTTTGAAGACCGCCGTGCCAGATTCGATGTTTCTAACGCCCGTGTGATATTGCAGATAAACGATAGATCCACCGGAATAAGTCGGGTAAGCGTTCATCTGCTCATGGATGTATTCAGCTTTATGCCTATCCAGCACGCGCTCGATTTCTTCATCGCTCCAATACTCAACCAGGCTGGTGTCGGTTGAGACTTCCCATTCGTCCGGCGCGGCATTGGCATAACCCCTTACCGTGTCAATTAGTGTCTGCATTCCTGTTCGTGCCATAAGTTATTCCTTCCGCAGCACATAAAACAAATTTGAACCGCCGTCTTTTGGCTCAACACGCTCTATCTTCCACCACTTATTTGACTTTTGATAGTAAAACCAGCCATATTCTTTATAAAAGAACGTGCGTTTATCCCAATATTCAAACGTTTGCGGATGAAACAGCCTGCGATGTGTTGGGTCTATATGTCCAACTTCATGATTCCATGCCGGTAGCTGTAAAACCAACAATCCCGCCGGCTTCAGTATCCGCCAACATTCATCAAGCCACTCATAAACATCACAC